AATAGTTATTTGATTATTTAATGAATCAATTGTTACTCCTCCAACACCAGGAACAGTCAATAATAAATTTTTAACTGTATCATAGTATAAGTTATCACTTGGTGCGCTAACCAATGTTGTACCTGTAAAGAAGGTATCACTTGTTGTTAAACCTAATGGTTGTACACTTACGTTAACACTAAATACCGCAGATATCAAATCACAATTTGTTCCACCGCTAGTCAAATCGTTAAACCCTTCATTCAACATTTGAAGTAATCCATATTTTGTTTGTGATTGGATTACAAATTGTTCTCCACCCATAACATATGTTTGATAAGAAACATATTGAGTTTGGCAATCTATATTTGTAGTTCTACTTAATGAACATCCAATTGAATCAACAACTGTTAAACTATATGTTCCGGCAGTTAGTCCTGTTATTTGTATTTGTTGTGGATTACCCTGAACATTATTTGACCAATTGAAATTAAATGGTGGTGTGCCTGTAGATATTAGAGCAGTTAAAGTTCCGTCCGAACCATTACCACATGAAGTGCTGTATAATGTAAAATCTAATGGGTCACTTTCACTAACATAAACTTGTGTTGTTTGTGTACATCCTGTTGCATCTGTAACGGTAACAGTGTGTTGACCTGAAGAAACATTTGTAAATGTTATTGCCGAAAGTGTCGTGTTAAAAACATTTTGAATCCCATCTAACGAATAATTGAATGGTGATTGTCCCCCATCTGTTTTTTCAACATAAACCGCTCCATTACTTTGATTACAAGTTGTTCCTGTAACTTCAGTAGTAATTTCAAAAGAATTTGTCGCAAATAAAGTAATTTCATCCGTGTAAGAACATCCCGATGAATCTTGAATTATAACTGAATAAGTTCCTGTTGATAAATTATTAAATAATTGAGAAGTTTGACTATTGATTATATTAAGAGTGTTTCCATTAGGATATATTAAGGTGTATGTATATGGTGAAACCCCTCCAGCAACTGAAACGGTTATTGAACCGTCGGTACTTGAACATGTTGAACCCTGACTTGATATCGTAACTGAAGCAATCCCAAGTGGTGTTAGTAATGTTGTACCAACAACTATATTACAAAAAGCAGAATCTGTTACCGAAATTGAATAATACCCTGCCGATAATCCTGAAATTGACCATGTTTGACCATATTGAATTTGAACATTACCTGTAGATGCAGAGTAATAATAAGGTGCAGTACCTCCAGTTATCTGAAGAGTTAAAACACCATCCGAAGAAAAACAAGTTGGCTGTATCGCAGTAAACACACCAAACCCAAGAACATTAACATCAGTAACTACCGCTGTTTGAGTTTGAGAACAACCCAAACTGTCTGTTACATCAACAGAATATGTCCCCGATGTTAATCCCGTAATACTACTTGTTGTAAGCCCATTATTCCATAGATATGTGTAAGGCGAAACTCCTGTTTGTCCAGTTACAATAATTTTTCCAATTGGTGTTCCCCCACAACTTGAATTTGGAACAACATATAAACCATAATTAAAGGGTCCACTATCTTCCACAATAAAATCAGATGTCTTACCTGTACATCCCCCTAAATCTTGGGCTATCATATAATAGGTTCCCGCGGTTAAATTGCCAAAAACTATGTTTGATGTGTTAGTGTTTCCTGAATTTATGTATGTATTGTCGGACAAATATAAATAAAAATTTGTTGACGAATAATTTGAAGAAGATGTGCTCGTTACCGAACCATTATCCAAACCACATGTGGTATTTTGGACTGAAAGTATACTCGCACATACACCCGAAGAAACAGGAATGTTAATATAAAATTGTAAGTTTGTCGGTACGGTACTATCATTAACATTTACCGCATATGTATCAGCACTTAATGAAGTTCTTATAGATGGACTAGTTGTTACAACATCAACACCCAAATTAGGAGATACCCATTGAACGGTATATGGCGGTGTTCCTCCCGTTAGATATAATTCGACGGCACCAGAATTTGTATTCTGACAATCTCCCGTTATTATAATATTATAATTAAATGCCGACATTGTTATGAACAGTTAATACTAATGTTTATTCCCACATTTAAAGAAACCGTATCAACGATATTCTGAGTTAAACATGATAAATTTGTAATGGTTAATGTATTACCATTTAGATAATATGTGTAGCCATAATTGTATAATTGGGGTAAATAATTTATTAAAGCATTTCTCCATTGTGTGTTAGTTGGTACATCCGTCATACCATAACCAGTGTAAAATGAATCTTTAATAATTTGTTGTCCATTTATTTCTAAATCAACATACCAATCACTCAATACCGAGTTTTGAGAACATTGATTTAATGTTAAACCACTTTGAGCCAACATATTATTAATCCTATTCACTAAAATAGAACTGAAGTTTGACACATTAACATCACCATTAAACCAAGGGTAGATATTAAAATCAGCATATTCAGTATTACAGGTATAATTAAAGATATTAGAAATGATATAGCATGGGTCAACAGGAACCGGAACAAACTGACAACCTCTTTGTCTTCTATAAACAAACTTTTGTTTGTTCAAAATAGAGTTTTCCAATCTCACACCACCATTCCAAATTGTTGTTGCAGGAACCATTTGTTCAACCAACTTTGTCCAATAAGGACCAATACCATTTACATAATCAATTAACTTTTGGTAAGTATATTTGTTATTGGGTAATCCAACTGTTTGTTCTGATTCAATGTATTTCCAAAAAATAGATTGTAGTGTAGGATAACCACCTGTTTTACCATCTGTAATATATTGTCTGTTTCTTGTGTTAACCATGTTCTCCCAAAATGTTTGAGAAAATTCAAAGAATGTTTTTTTCTTTGGTTCAGGATTTACATATGTCCAATCAACTCCGCCAGGAACAGGATAACCAACCGTTAAACCTGATTCAGGAATAGGATAGTCATATTGTCTTGATTGTTCCCAAACATCATAAAGTAATCCTTGTGCAGGATTTAAGAATATGTCCACATTTTTAACATTCAATACTAATTTTTCATTATCAACGAAATAATAAGCATTGTAATCACCTTGTGTTGAAACCCTAATTTTATCGTCAGTTGATAACCATGATTTATTATTATCAACAACTTTTTCCAACTTGAATCCTTCATTCATATATGGGAAATTCCTATATCTGTTAAGATATGTTTGACCATAAGTGAACGGTGTTAGTTGGGTTTGAATATTATAGTTTTGTCCTGTATACACATTACCCGTAAGTTGAACTTCATCAGGACTTCTATGTTGAGGAGTTGTCTCATACCAACCTGCACCGATTTGGAAGAAGTATGTTTCCGTATTTACAGGTGATTTTGGATAACCCTCAGCATCCATCGGATAATCTTCTAATAAAATATTAACATTTTGATAGGTTGCCGTTGAAGTAAATGCCGTATATAATTGACCTTTAACTTTATATGTTTCTCCAGGTAAATAACTCGGAACATTGTCCACATAAGTACCACCTGATATCTGAGCCCATTGAGTGTAAAATTGGTCAAGGTTAATTTTTTGGTCCGCCAAGTAAATGTGTTCATTATATTCTATCAACGAATCAGGAGCACCAATCAATCTTAATAAAAATTCAATTGACCTTCTTGTTCCCTTTGACTTGAAAAGATAAGACGCATTTAAGATTAAATTTCTATAGTACGCATAATTTAACTCTGTTGGTGTAAGAGCTCTTGCATAGCCAGGATAAGTCGGTGTTGAGGTGTTACCAAATACTGAACCTAAAAAATCTTCGTTTGTAATTGGTGAGAAATTTGAAGACCACCCTAAAGTTCTTGACAAGTTAACCAACAACTCTGAAGGTATATCATTTGAAGGATTGTAGTTTACTGAGTTCATGTAAGCCAACCCATCAATAAATTGTTTGATTTGGTCAAAACTTCGGCCATAAATCTGAAATATTTTCTCAACTTTTCTACCCAAAGTATCAAACTCTTTTAGAGAATCTGAAACTAAAAATCTTGAAATTAAATTTGTTTTAAATGAATCAAGGTTTACGGCAATTGATTGAATTTGTTCCAAATAATTGTCAAACAAAAATGAACGAATATCTAAGTTCCATGTACCTTGTTTCGGCCATGTCACTTGTTGATAATCTGTATATGTTTGACCATATTCATTTTGTTGAGGTACTTGGAAAACGGCAGTGTATTCAGGTCTAACCAATCTATTCACCAAGAATTTTTCAACTTCATCAAAAGATTCTTGGAAAACTTTATCAACAATGTAATCATTAGGTCTGATTTGATAATCGTCATTGATTGTAGTTGCAGTTGTCCCAAATGGAGCACCCGAAACATAAAATTGAAGATAACCTAAAGATAAAGTTTCAGATGGTACAAACGACAATACCTTATATATGTTATCGTTAATACTAATACAATAATCAAGGTAAGTATTATATAAATTTCTGTATGGAGATACGATAATTTCTCTGATTGACAAATTGGTTGCCGCACTTATAGAATAATCAATATCAAAAGGATTATTGATTCTATCTACATTCACTTTGAAATATGTATCATCATTCTGAGTGTCATAAACAATGTCATATGCAGTGTTATCGGTAACATAAAAATCATTATTGAACATTACATCCAATGATGCCGGAAAATAATTTATAATTTTTGTAATTGAAACACTAAATCTTTTAGATAACGACCCATACATTGAAAAGTTTAGAACTTGTGAGATGTCATAATTAGGATAAACTCTGAATTGAGTTGCAAGAATCCTCCTACTTTGTTCCAAATCATCAATCCCCAACATATCAAGGGATATCGGTTCAGAGAAAGCCCCGACATTAAAAGTTCTGTTAACCTTTTCCGTTACACCAGTGGTAAATTCAAAATTACCTTGCGTAAGTCCTCCACCCTCAACAGTTTGTAATCCTACAATGTTGTCAGAGAAGGTACCCGCACCACTACCTGGTCTTGGGGGATAAAAATATTTTGTATTTTTTATATCTACCGCCATTAAGTTGTTATTGTTGTGAAGTTTTTACTGAAATCAATATTATTTCCTCTACTTTGTCTAACCTCATAAAGAAGAGCATTAAATTGGTCTCTAATCTCATACAAGTTGTATTGTCTGTAGATATTATTTTGAGAGTCGTAGATTGTGTAAATTCCGTCATCAATAGATTTCGTTTGATTACCGTAAAGAGCAATCGCAAGAGACGAAATATCATATTCAACCATATCAACTTCTATCGTAACAGGATTAAAAAATGTGTTAGATATAATAATGTTTTGATTTGGTTGCCCAATAAATGGAGTCGCATTTGGTTTGTTTGTTGGTGACGATGATGGCGATAAAGTCAAAAATATTAAGTTTGAATTACCGTCAACATATCTATATCTTATTGATTTTTGTGTTGTATTGATTTCATTAGTTACAACAGGCTCGCAGAAAAAAGATGATGTCACAACCCTAAAGAAGTTAGGAATTTTTGAACCATCGGCATTTAGGTATTCAATTCTAAAACCTACTAATCCTTGAGGTACGAATTTATTTTGGAATTGTGCCGGTACATTTGTAATATCAATAACGATACCCTTAACATTTGGTAATGCACTTAACACACCGCAATCCGTAATTACTGTTCTAATTTGAGCGGGTCTCAAATACAAAGTGTAAATTCCAATCGCATTGAATTGTTCTGCAGGTAATGTTAAATTATATAACCCACCCAAAACCTCAACATTAGCATTTCCTCCTGTTTGAGTATTATTAAAATAAGGTTTTAATAATGTTTGTGCATCAAGTTCCGTTAGGATGAAATTATCCGTTACATCCCTTGTTGGGGTATAGTTCATTATTATCTGCACATCTTCAGGTGATACGTCTGAAGGTCTTATTGTTCCATATGAGCCGATTGCCATAGTTTCTTTTTATTTTATAAATACTTATTAATTCTTTTTCACAACATTAAAGAATCCGTAACCATAGTTAATCATATCTCCAAGATTATCAACCTCACCAATTCTTTGGATTCTTTCATATGCTGAGTTCTTTCCTCGTTCAATGAACAAGTTAGTTTGTATTTGCGCTTGGTCAACAACTTTTAATAATACTTCATCTTTTGTGATTGGCACTTGCGTTAAATTGTTTTCAGTAAATCCTGATGATGGTTCAAAGAATATTGTTGTCCCATCAATATAATCATAATAACTAACACCGTTTATTGTGTACGCAGTATAAATTGGATTCATATCTGTAATTACCCCCCATATTTGTCCGTTTTTAATCACAGGGACCCCAACTTGATATTTTACAGAACCGTAGAGTGTCAAATCTGTTATACTTGATTTTGTTAATCCTGAAACCGTGTAAGGTACACTAACATAATTCCAAGATGTTTGAGCAGATACTTGATTGATTGCATCTCCTGAAAAAATATAATCATAACTTACAGGTGTACCAACCCAGTTTCCACCAACGGGAATAAAAAATGCCTCTCCATTTGGATTTGTTGGTGTAACCAAACTATAAGGTGTTGTTATTGTTTTAGAGACCCTTGTTATCCCCCAAGGATTTGTTTGTTCTAATGAAATAGTATATTGAGCATTTGCCGTTGGATAAGTATGACTCAACGAATTTGGTGTGTAACTTGTAATTGTTTGTTTTGGTGAACCGTCACCCCAATCTACTTTATATGAAGATAAATCTAAAAACTTTTGAAATTCACTTGATGTATTATAAATGTTATAAACGTAAGGATTGATGGTTGTTGATGAAAATATGAAGTTTGCAACAACATCTTTTTGTAATACCGCTCCATCAAATGGACTATAATATCCAACATCAACCGCAGTTTGTCTGATAAGAATTGGAATTGTTAATCCAGTTAATAATGAAGTACCATTTGGTCCTGCGGTTAATACTTGGGTCATTGCAGAATAAACCCCAACAGTTTGACCTGTGTAAGTATTATTCACATTCTGGCCTTCAAGATTTACAAGGAATAAATCTCCAAGTATTGTTTCGGGCGATACTATTACTTTATAAAAATCTTCCATTATTTTGGATTAACATATTCATACCATTTTATGGGTACTGAAGCCCCCGCTCTTTGTCCTAAATTACTATAATCCGTTTGGTAAGGATTCATATTAAAAACTTGATAGTTTCTTTTTTCATAATCTAACTCAACTCTATAATAGAAATATTTCGTACTATCAAAAGTGAATTTATCGCCGACAATTGATGATTGCGACATATTCATCATCTTTGTGAAATATCCATTTTTAGCATCATAAAATTTAGCGGTCATGTAGAACGTGTTTATGTTCAAGAAATTTCTCTTCTTTAACCAATAAATGAAAAATCCTTCTTTATCCCCAACATAATCCAAAACGAAATAAGGTTTTTTTATTTTAACAGGAGTTCTTTGCATAATTGCATCCATTGTTAAACCTTGTTGTGTTGGTATAATAATCGTTATATAATTTGTTTGACGTTTTTCATCCACATTGTCATAGAAATCCAACTTAAAAAATGAATTAGAAAAATTGTTTGTATAATAATAAATTTCTTGAGTTGTAAAACCCTCCATTAGGTAATTACATTTCCAATTGGTAGAATCACTTAACGAACCGCCAGAATAAAAATTAAACTCGTATTGAATATCCGTAATTTCATTCAAATTATTTGTTAAAGGGTCTTGAATTATAAGAGGTGCATGTGCAAACCTATCAACCTCAAAGTCACCATAAGTACCCGTAACTTTCTTAATGACCTCAGTTTCATATTCATCAATACTTTGGTCTAATCCTAAGTAATCCCACGTCAATTCAATTGGTATGACCAACTCTTTATTGGTAAATCCGTCTTTTCTTATTTCTATTTTATTCACATCCATCTATCAAAGGTTTAACAGGGTATGGTACTCCAAGTAAGTCGGAGTTGTAGTTTATTCCTTCAGGAATCAATCTGAATTGAGTTTCCTTGAATGGATAATGAGCAAAGTTTAAAAACGGATAATTAACACCTCTTTCTAAATTATCTCTAAATCCATAAGCATATAAATCCCTCCATCTGAATTGTTGGTCAGAATTTGAGAAGTAGGCATACGTTGGAACACCTTCAACAAACTGAATGTCTCCCGTTTCAACATAATCAGAAAAAACTCTAATCGTCATTGGGATATGTGGTTCATAATAAAATCCTGGGGCATTTGTTGTTGTAGTTTGTGTTGTTTGAAACACATTCTCATTATATTTCAATTTGTGATAATAAGGTGAAACAACTCTCTCCAATTGCTCATAGTCATTCCACTCACAAAAATCACCATCAATTGTGTCACCTGACATTAAATCTTGGTTATAATAAAAAGTTTTTGTAACTCCGCTTGATAAAGTATAATTTGAAGTTTGAATATTTGTATTTGAATTTAAGTTTGTTAAGTCCCACCAAGTGTTTGATGTTTTTGTCAGATTAAATTCCCAACCTTGTTTCAAACCAATACCGTTGTTAGGATAATTGAAATATCCCGTATATCCTTTATTGATTATTGTTAAGTATAACTCACTTATTGGTCGTTTTTGATTATCAACCAATCCTTCAAGATTTATGTCATAGTTTACGGTTACGTTATAAGAATTACTACTTGTTTTTTGAGAAACTCTTGAAACATTATTAGGTGTTATGGAACTAAACTCATATTTTTTTTCTTCAATAAACACATTTTTTTCAAAACCATTTTTGGTCATGACACAATCATTCACATTTGTTAAAATTTTATGTTCTCTGACATAGTATTTTGACCTTGTTTCTAAAATAGTATCAGGATTGATTACCCTTTTAAATGTTCCTGTTGTTTTGTTTGCAAATGTTGTACCAGTATACCCAATATTATAAATGTTAAACACGTAAACATCACTTCCAAATTGTCCATTACCTAATGAATATACTTGAAATAAATTTGTATTGTTATATGTTAATGATAATTCAACATACTCACCAACAGATAATCCATGTGGGCAAACACATTGGAACGCAATAACATTACTTCCGTTTTGTAATGCATTGTTCACATAAAAAGGGATTCCATTAGATGCTTTCCAATTTAAACTTGTACCATCCAAATCATAAAATAATTGTTTATCATAATTATTCTGATGAGCATAACTTACATAGTAAGTCCAATTGTATGTATACGCACTTTTAGCATGATAAACAATATGTTGGTCAGCAATATTAGGTCTATAAAAATCAAATTCATAATACTGTGGAAATCCTTTCCAAATTCCACTTTGTTTTGAAGATATAGGGTCAACATAATAAAGCAAATTTCTAAACGGAACGTATTCTGTTGTTCCTGTATAAGTGTTTGAATATAAGTAATTTACCTTAAATGTTGGTCGGAAAATTGTACATTTCTGTCTTTCGTCATCATATAATTGAGCTAAACTAATACTTTGACTTCTACTATATTCAGTAATCTGTTGACTTTGTTCTTCTAAAGACAAAGAAATCTCTTGGTCAACAAAAGGTGCTGACTTGTATTTTTGACTGCTAGGTATGATTGTGTACTTATTCACTTACCGAGTATTTTGTTTTGAATTTATCAAGGGCACTTTCTCCCTTTATTATACCAAAATAAAACTGGAATGGGGCTCCAACGATAAATTTGGACGATTTAACACCCGTTGGACTATACTCACCTGTTGTCGAGCTAACACTAAAAATATAACCTCTTTTATTTAAATCATCTATATCAGGACTTGCACTTAAATTAGTACTTATAAAATAACTTGGTGTTGCACCAGGAATTTCAGTTCTATCTAATGATTGATATTTTTTACCCTGAACAATATCTGATTCATCTGTCGCCCAATTATTATATTGGTTTCCAAATATTGTATTAGTATTATTTAATTCCCATTGATAAAACGGTACAACTTGAGATTTAATACCATAAGGATATGGATAATACCCCACATTATTATTACCTCTAAAATTAATTCTTCCTGGTGTTAAATAATCTTTGGTTTGTAGGTTTTGTGTTGTTGATGAAAACCATACAGCCATAATTGGCTCACTTGCACTACCTAAAATACTTGTTGGTGGTGATGAATCATAATATTCAGGTGAGAAATTAATATTACCTATCTCACTATTAATTGACAATAACTGAGCAAAATCACCATCAACCCTTCTAACCGCAAAACCACTGTTGGGACCTGGTCTTGAAAATAATTGGTTAATTGAATTATCACCTACAGATAAAATCTGCGCAAGAAAACTCTCATCAGTTATCCTTGAAATAACAAATAAGTTTACAAGGTCAGACGTGTCTCCATAACTTGTTGAATCAATATCCGGAATGATATAAGCTTTAGTTGAAGGGTCGTATGATAGTTCCGAATAAAAACTATCTTTATATCCCAAATTTGCTATTGTTGTTGGAAACATTAGATTAACCCCATTAACTGCTGTTGGCTCATCTGTTTTTCTACCGACAAATTTATTTGTTAATTTATTATATGGACTACTTCTATAATAGAAATTAGTTGTCTTATCATCAAAATATGCCAAGTGATTACAAAATATTGATTTTGGTTTGTTTTGAGTATCGTAAAAAGTATCAACTTGTAATGGAAACATATATAAAGACCCATTAATCCAATTATTTGTAAATGTTTGAGATAATACCCCCCTACATAAAGCATAAAAGAATCTAAACCTATAAGTCCATTCTAAAAAGTTTGTTATATCTTTAGGTAAATCTACTAGTGGGTTGGTCACAAATACATAACACCCTAATTCAATATTGTCAGAATCTGAACACCCGGGCTTAATACCAAAAGTACTTCCAAACCCTGTATAACAATCTAACCCAACCATTTTTTCACAACTAAAACTAGATAAAACTGTTTCGGCGTTTGGTAAACCCTCAAGTTCTGCCGTAACAACAGACGCACCTGTACTAGCGCCCTTAATAGATATGTTAGTACCATCATAACTTAATTGATAAGTTTGAAATCCAAGATTTTGTTGTAATAATGGTTGTGAAGCTGCCCCGTCTTGTAGATAGTCGGATGATGGTAATCTATCAGTTCTCATAACATTTAGAGTATTGTTACTAATAGACATAAAATATGTTGAAGGGAAAATCTCAGAATAGTAACTTGAGATTCCGTTTGAACTTCCATATATGAATCCATCCATTAGATAAACTCCGTCTCCTGACAAATCTTCAGATGAATCATAAGTTGAATTATTATTTAAATTATTATATACTTGATTATTACTATTTGACACTAAACAATTGACATTATTAATGTTTGATACATTAAAATATGATGAATTTGGATTATTATTACTATCAAAGCTACCATAGAATCTGATAGCATTAGTTGAGAATCCTGAAAATTGTAATCCTGGGATTGTAGAGCCGACAATACCTGGTTGGAAAAAATGAGATTGTGTAAATATTGCACTTTGACCTAATTGGAAATTTTGTATAGACATTCCTCCTGACGGTATTGTTTGTATTGGTGTATTAACCCTTGTTGACGCAGTAAAAGTTATTGCATCATTAGTGTTAAATCCAAATATAGCCCCAACACCATATTCATTATCATATAATGGTGAATATGGGTCTACACCTCTTTGTAGTATAGTAACAAATTGATTACCAAAATCTTGGAAAGTATCTTTATAACTAAGAGTTAAACTATTAGTTTGAAATGTTGGGTCCTTATAATTTACAACAACACTAGTTTCACCATTTAATATAGATGGTAAACTCTCAGCACCTAAACCATTATTTGTAAGAGTAAAATATTCTGTTATAGTAAGTGCCGTTAATACTTGAAAATACTCAACATCTAAAGGATACACATACCTTTGACATGTTGGTCCAATACTACTGATAACATAATTTGCGGTTCCTCCTAATGTAGATATGTTAATACAATCGGTATCAACGATTGTATGTAAACCCGATGTAATATATGTTAATGTTTTTGTCTCACCAAAACAAGTATTGTATGTTGTTGTACCAGTTCCTGTAATATCTATTATTAGACTAACCACACATTGTGATTCTCCATTCCCAACCGAACCACTACTTAAGTAATATGTTTGTGAATCTTGACTATATTGCCCATTACTGGGTAATGGACTAGCATAATTAACAGTTATTGTACCACCTGTTGGTATTAATGCCGTTCCTTGTATTCCATTAATAAGCCCAAAATTTTTGGTTTGAGCACTCCATAAATAATTAACATCTTGACTAAGTGTGGGACTAACAAATGTTAATAATTGACCTGCCTCATATTTTTCATTATAAATAACGGTTAATGTGTTATCAGTATGCGATTTACCTATATTAGATGATTTGTCAAAAGTAACATTTATTTGATTAATACCGTCAAAATATTTTTTACGAGTATTAAACACATTAATTCTCTCACCTAAAGGTAATGATAATGTATAAGACATTAGATTTTTATAAGTACCATCTAAATTATAGAAGTCAGATTTAGTTGACATAAAGGTACTATTATTATTATTTGGTGAAATTCTTGTTCCAATCGCTTGACTAATAGATGTTGCCACAGTTGCGATGTAATTACTGTCACTTAAAACCGGAATATTTAAACTACCCAAATTAGAATAAACTTTTTCGTAATATAAACCACTATTACTAAATTGAGATAATGTTGTATTTGCCGGTGATGATACTTGGGATTGGACAGTTTCTTCAGGTGTACATTCACACGCCTGGCAATCAGGATATGTTATCATCCCTAATTTTAATCTTGGAAAGTTACGTTCTACAATTTTTTTGAAATTTTTAACTAAAAAGTACACAAGTGTACCCCAAAACGCCGCCTTTACCAAAAAAGGTAAAATCAACAAAACTGCCGGATATGCTAGTCCAGCCGATAGTAGTTCTTGAGTACCTAAAAGCCCAAAATAAGCAATTATCAAGATTAAAAGTGGTGCTGCAAACTTATTCCATAAAAACGCAGCAATGTGATAAATCGTTAATAATATCGGTCCAACTATTGATAATATTTGAAATAGAATTGAAAATAAAAAGAATATCCAATCAAAATTTCTAAACCCGTCGTTTACAGGAAATTTATTAATAGTTGAGTCGCAATCTTGATTATCAATTTCTTTGATACCTATAAATCTACCTCTTGCACCTTTTTTATATTCATCAATTAACGATGACGGTGTATATACTTTATTAAAATCAAATTGGTAAAAAGTATCTTCACAGTTAATCACTTCATTTAATCTATCGTAATATTGATTACCAGTAAATCCATCAGTATAACCACTCCAAGCTAATCCAAAATAATAAGAACTTGCCAATTTTTTTTTATTGGAACCGCCATATAATAAAGGGTCTGTTGTTGAATTTGACCAACCATATTCCTTGACATTTGGTAACAAATAATATGGTCGTCTTGTTTGTTGAGTTAAGGTGGCTGGTTGTTGCCATTTAATTTTAAACCTATATTTAGCTTTAGTTGGAATACCGATAGTTGGGTCGTACGAAATCACTCTATCACCAAATTCGTTTGTTATATAATAATCCAAATTCATTGGTAATTCAGTTAACCATGTACCCGAACCATCAATAATATTACCTGATTGTTCTAATTGATATTCTTCTAAAACTGGATTGCCGTCAGCATCTTGATAGATTGTTTGTCGTATTGCTAATATTTGTCCCGGTCCTGTAGTCAATTGACATAGATTACCCATATTATCAAGAGGTTTACAGTTTTTTCTTACTCTAAATGCGTCGTCAGTTGAGTAAATTGACCCCATGAATGTTGCTGTTGGTTGAATATCAATATTTGCCTCATCTCTTAAATCAAAATCCAATCTATTGATTGCAATATCACATAACTCAGGGTCACCCCACAAAGGTGAAACCTCAACTGATTTAACAATGTTAATAATTTGTGGTAATGAATTTAAATCGGTTGATGTTCTAAATCTATTACCCGCAACCTGAGCTTCTGTTGCAATCCCCATTCTAATTAAATCTTGTGGTGTTAATGAGAACTCACCAATATCTGATAAGTCAACATCCATAACTAAAGTGTGGTTACCTTGTGGTACACCCATAATCATGTAATCACCACTTTCATTTGTTTTTGAAGAGAACTTGTAGTACTTGTCGTATATTTCAATCGCAGTATTACCCGTTAAAGCATCTAATCTTGTGGGTAATGTACCTGTTGCAGCATGTACTGAATATGATTTTTCGTAAGGTAAAAGATTGTATCTATATCCATCTTCATTTCTATCATTAGGAGATTTGTACGGATAGATACTTGAAATTAAAGGATTTGATTGGTCAACTGATTCAATAGGAATAAAGATTGCAACTCTAGCATTTGGAATCCCAAATCCATTATTTGCGGTAACTCTACCTACAACAACTCCATATTCCGCACAACTTTTTACGTATACATCTTCCTGTTGTAGTGTTAATGATAATACTTCTAAAAACTCAAACTGTTGGTCCAGTTGAACATTTATTGTTTTATTAACCCCTAACTCAGTCCTTATTCTATATGATTGACCCATCAAGTTACTTTAATTTATAAATAGTTTATGTGGAATTTTTAAAATAGACCGCGTGATTAAATTATAAATTAAAATAAAAGAAAATAAACTTGTTATGAAAAAGTAACTGATTGGAAGTTCTTAACAGAGATTCTAATGTCTTTGTTTGGGTATCTGACTTGATACACTTGAGATGGTTGTGCAAATATCGTATCATCAACAGGACCAATCAATTTTGTCTCAGGGTTTGAGTATTCCATTGATGTTTCAGCTGATGAGTATTGTCCACCAACCTCGTTAAATACATCTATATTCGTAACCGTCAAAACACCATTTGTATTTTGAATTAAACTTCTAATCTCAGAAAGATATACATTTTGTCCAAGTTGTCTGATTTGAGGATTGAAGTATGTAGATACTTTATCCACCACACTTGAAATAACTTGACCTGAGTTTTGAGCAGAATCCAAAACGATTGAGATATCCAAACTTAAATCAATAACCTCAGCAGTGAATATTGAAATGTAATCATTCATCATCCTGTAGTTTGATAAATAATTTGCAATATTTTGTTTCAATGTATTTGATACAATGTTTGTTAACTTACCTGAAGTATCATAAGACAAAATTTGAATTAAGATTTTGTTATCGTTTTCTGTAATTGATACTTTTGCAGGTGCTCCGAATTGAGCTGGCATGTTTCTAATTAACGATTCATAATCTTGAACAGTCACCGCTCTTTTTTGAGCAGCAAAGTTAAATGAAACATAATTTCTAATTTCCTCCAATGATGGTATTCCCGCACCACCAACAGCTGCAGTTACGTTAACACATCTTAAAGAGTTCACAACCGATGAGTTTGTTGTTTCTGAAGGACCATTAACAAAGAAAGAAACCGTACCAATTTGATTAATAACGTTTGTTCCCAAGTTTGTTGCTAGTCCACCACCGACTCTATACTGAATAAACAGTGTTGAGTTAGGTGTTAAAGTCGCCCCTAAAGATAAGTTGTTTGAATATTTTTGTAATTCTAATGTTGCACCTAAAGTTGTAAATTGATTCAATTGGTCTTGAGCGGTATTTGTTCCACCACCAAATGTCATCTTATTAAATCCTTCAGGAGTATATTCAGTGATAAATCTATCTTGTGTTTGAATGTATTTACCAACTTTAATACCTGGTTGGTCAGAAACTTTTGTAGGGTCTTCAACAAACACCCTATCTTCCGCCAACGCATCTACTTCATACCATCTGTTTTCTAAACCTAAAAATTCGGCAGTTGTTGGTGTGTTTGTATAGCTGGTACCATTTTTTAACAATACACTTGTGATACCTAAAACATTTTTTTCAGGTAAGAATAATTCAAAGAATGGTTTTACATCATTTGCATTTATAACTCTTTTGAATACTTTGGTGATACCATTTACAACCACTTCTCTTTTTGTAATTGTATAATTCACCAAAACATTGTTGGCATTAAAATTAGGTATTTTTAATCTATTCGGGAAACCTTGAGCATTGTATGGAGATGCAAAATCAATATCATAAACATTTTCAAAAACAATACCAGCACCTACCACTTGAGAACCTCTTGTCAATGTTCCAAGATATCTTTCATCTTCTTTATCACCATAAGCAGGAACCGTAACTGAGAAATCAACCAAAGCAACTGAAGGTCTTTGACCCGGTAATTTCAAACCATAAGTTCTTGCAATGTTATAAATTGAAGACCTTTGTTGTGCATATTGTAATACGGTTTCCTGAATACTTCTATCAATATTATAATGTAAGTTATCTGCAACCGCAGCATTTAAATCAAGGAATACAGAGAATACCGAAGCGTCATTAAAATCTTGAATTAAATCAGGATAATATGTTTTTGCATAGTTTAAGAGTTCAGTTCTTATTGACTGATAATCCCTACTTGTATATGATATTCTATTATTTGCCATCTTATTTAAATATTGATAATTACAAAATCACTTTGTCCAAAAGTAGAACCATTGGTTGAGTAATCTATTCTTATTTTTGCAGTATATTCTGAAGTTCCTTTACCAGGGAATCTGTAAATTGATGATTCACTACTTCCAACTAAATTTTGACCTGTTGCAATATCAACTTCTTCTTGTGGGTCTGCCGGTGTAATACTTAAACTATTTACCAATAAATTAGGCATAAAGTTTTCAATTGCATCCCTAATATCCGATTCAATTGCATTGAATGTTAGTCCATCAAACGGTTCAAAAAGAAATTCATACAATCTTGTACCAAATTGCGGTAAAAAATATCTTGAACCTTTTCTAGTTAATAACAAATGAATGAGGTCAGCTTTAATTTCTT